ACTTCATCAAAAAAGACCCCAGCCAAAGTAATACCTTGGATAAGGTCTTGTGAACGCTCATCTTTTCCACCAAAGATATAAAAGTAATTGGTTATTTCTCCTCTTGTAACAACAACTAAATTATCAGCTCTATGGTCTGTCACAATATAGCCACGGCTTTGCAGCATTATCTTAAGCCAAAACAATACGTTTCTACGGAAAGAACCAATTGTCTTTCCACACATGCCAAAGTTCTCACCATCAAATGAACTCATTGCCCACATCACAAATGACAGTGACATGCTCACGGTCTTACCTGACCGGATTGCTCCATCGGCAATTATACCATCTTTATCCTTGACCGGAGAATCCTTGCACCACCAGTTCAGCACTTTGCGCTGTTTCTTGGAAAACGGTTTAAATCTGAAAACCCTTTTAATCTTATTAGTTCTCTTCATCGCCCCAATCCTCCACAGCTGCACCATTTAATGCCTCAAGGAATCCATCATCTGCAATTTCCTCGCTATCATCAGTCTGTACTCTAGCTTTCAGAAGTGCAATCTCCGCCTTCTGCTTGTCTGTGGCAAGATTCATATGATCTGTGAGCCATTGCAACGCTTTCATACGGTCAGCAAGTTTTATCTTGGCACCTTCTCTCCCTTTTGATACCTCTGAAACAATGGTGCCATCAACCGTTTTGCTATCTTTTAGATTCACAAAACTATATGAAACTTCCTCGCCTGTTTCAGGATCATTAAAACTGCCATTTCCAAACTCTACATAATCTGTGATATCTGCAAAAGCGATATCCATATACTTCTGAAAGATATCCGATTCACTCAGGAACTCCCTGTTAAGGCGTTCCTGCTTCAAACGGAATATTTCTTCTTTTATCTTGGGATTTCTTAAGTGCTTACTTCCCTCTGACATCGCAGTTGTATAATTACATCCATATGCTTTCTGATATGCCTTGGTTGCATTAAAGCATCGAATGTAATATATACAAAAAAGCTGTTGCTTGTCGGTTAACTCCGTATTTTTCATTACAGATTCGACCTCATGTGCAACAGGACTTTCTTTGTTCTTTATAAGTGTCTTACTGTTTTTTGCAACGTTGCGTTTACTCCTTTGCAACGTTGCGTTATCCCCAGCCCACTTATAACGATTTTTCCAACTACGCACCGTTCCCTCTGCAACACCCAATTGGTTTGCTATCTCTACTAACTTAAGCCCTTGCTTATACATTTCAAAGGCTTTATCCGCTCTCGCATCTTTGACCTTCGGCAAGGACTATCACCACCTTATTTTTATTTTCCAAAAAAAGAAGCTGTTACACTAAGTTATAGTGTACAGCTCCTTTACAAAACGGGGAGTGTAACAGATATATGAAACTGTTACAGGCTAATGGGATAATATGAAAAAAATGCAAGTGATGTCTGTGTCATACACTTTCATCAATACCATATTACCACATCAAAAACGAACATTCCGAACAAAACGAACAAACTTTACTTTTCTTTTAAGAATCTGTCCACTTCCATCCTCACACTGTCACCTGTAGCCATTCTTCCAATCCTATCTGCTACCTGTTCCCATGACATTCCCTCAAAATACTTATATCTGATTATCCTTTGCATCCTGACTGGTATAGTGTTCATGTACTGCTCTACCTTTATTTTTATATTGGATGCATTTTCCCTTCGTTCTCGTAATATTGTTTCTTCTAATCGTAATCTTGTATCGTCTGCATATGTATATGCCGTTCCTCCGACATGGAAGTGCTGTTCTTGATAAGGAAAGTCTGGATTACTCCCTTTAACTGAACCCTGTACTGTCTCGCTCTTCTTTCTTTTTAATCTTTGGATATCCTGCTCTGTTTCTCTAATCAGTTCACAGGCATCTATATACTCCATTAAAATCTGCTTTTCCAATCTCATTCCTCCTGTTTTTAGGCAAAAAAATACCAACCATCGAATATTGACGGTTGGTATTACAATCAATTCTTTTCAATTTGCTCTTTAATGTCTTCTAGTTTTATGTAATGTCGTCCTGCAACACCTCGCAACTCCCTTGACATATATTTGTCTGTGGCTATTACTGAAAATTTCTTTCCCCTGGATCTTAATAGTGTAAGTGCTCGCTCAAAGTCACCATCTCCACTAATTAGAACCGCATAGTCGTAATTTTCAATTGTATTAAACATATCTAACACAATTTCAATATCCAAATTAGCTTTCTTTTTCGTTGCTCCTGTTTTATTATCGAAAATTGTTTTTATCTGTTTTGTTACAAGCGTATACCCCATTGAAGGTATCGCATCAAGGAATGCCTGCTGTTTTGTCTCTGGAGGTGCATCCTGACCGACATAGTAATACGCATCTTCGATGCTTCCTATATTGTTTTCGATATAATCTAAAACTTTTTTTGGATCTGCAAACCATCCCTCATCTTTTTGCATAAAAAAGAAATTTGATCCATCTAAAAATACTGCTACTCTCATATAATTCCCCCAATCTTTTGTGATAGGGAAATTATACCACTTCAACCGCCAATATTCAATTTTCAATGTTCAATACTATCTGTCAATCGACAGAATCTGACATGCCTTGTCTCATTATCTCATTCAAGCAGGCATTAAATCCTGCTCTGAACATTCTTTCTCCATGTTCTCCGATTCTGCGTTCTTTCTTCTCCGGCAGTTCCCGGAGCGGACACCAATCTGGCTTTCCAACGTTATATGCATCTTCTTGTGTCACGCCACATATTAAATTTAATATTGGATTGTCCCTTTCAAAAAAACTGCAAGGACAATCAGCACAACATTCCGATATATCCATAACCAATACTGCTTTAGACATCTACTCCACCACCTCTCAACATTTTCAAAAACTTTTCATCGTTTCTTTTGCACATCTTTGCTCTTTCACAAGGTTTTTCGCACTTAAAATAGTCACTCCCATATTTCTTGTAATCTGCCTTATCGCAATGCTCGCATGGCTTATTCATCTACTCCACCTACTTTCTCAAAGTAAAACTTAATCGGCTCCCTATTTTCCTTCACCATGCCATATCGCAGTGCAATGTTGTATGTGCACACATCCCTTTTCAGTCTGTCCGGTATTTTCTGTAACTGCTTTCTAAAATCCTCCAAATCCATCGTTGACTTATACCGATTACACGAACCACAGGACGGCATGAGGTTCTTAATATCATGCACATCTATTCCGGTAAATTCTTCGGTATATTCATAATGTTTAAGACAATGTAAATGGTCTACATTAAAGCCTTTTTCTGGTATTTCACAGCCACAGTAAGCGCAGTGACCATTGTATTTTTGATATACCTGTTTTCTGACCGACTTTGGAATTGGCTTACGCATCTACCCCACCGCCTCTCACAATCCGGATCAGATCATCCACTAAGTCCTTGACCTCGTACATCATCATAGTGCTGTATGAATTATCCTGTTGCTCTGCTGTCTTGTTATCATACTTCTTACAGTCTTTTAGGAAAGCTGTTCGTTCCTCCAACTGCTCAACCACCTTGTCCGGATCGTAGACGGTCGAATAATCACGCAATGCGTAAATTACGTCTTGCATATCTTCCGCATCACTAAACATAACCGACCTTTCAAACGCATCCGCATCAATCAATCTTCCCATCTGTTCCACCTCTTTTCACGATTTCGACTGCTCTTCCAAGACCCCTGTGATGCCAGTCATCATCTTCTGATAATCCATGTTCCTCTGCGTAGATTTCAAAATCCGCATATGACAGTTCCTGCTCGTCTTTTAGCTGCTCCACAACCTTGTCTACATCGTAGGCAGTCGGCATATTGTTAATCACATCTTTTACTGCATCATAATCTTTCATGCTTTCAAGCCGTCCGCTTAAGTTGTCTAAAACCAGATCAACGTCAATCAGTTTTCCCATCGTTCACCCTCCTGTTCCATGCTTCCTTCGCTTTTTCCTGTGCATCCATCTTGTTAGCAAAATCTTCAACTTTCACATATGGACCAGTGCTACCGCATTTGCCACATATAATCTTATAACCTTTATTTCCCATTTTTCTCACGCCTACTCTGCGATCATGGCAACCGCAGAACGGACATGGTTTAAGTTCTTTGCTCATATTAATCTTCATCACTCCAATCCAGCTTCTGACCACATCTATCACAATATTCGTTAAATGTGCCGCAACACCACTCGCCGTTTATCTTTGATATGATTTTCCACTTGCATACAGGACAGCCGTAATTGATGGTTCCATTATGATATTCAAATGAGACAACTTTCTTTGCCGTCTGCTTTTCCACCGCCGCCCGGCATTCTTCTGGTGTACCAATTGCACGGTACTGCTGAATCTCTTCCAGTACTTGGACAGCTACCGTCTTCGCTTCCTGATTTCCTTGTACATTTTTTCTGTTTTCCTTTCTGCCTCCTCCACTAAATTACAGTTTACCGTAGTAATTCCTTCGGGAATTCCTGTACCAATGGATTCCGCCATATGTCCGCAAGACTGGATTTTATGAACACCGGAATACTTTCATCGTAGCAATCAAATGTAATAGATCTTATCCAATCTCTTTTAGGTATCACCTTGTCTTTTCTGTGTCCTGTCTCTGCTCCAACGATTACCCAATCTACATAATGAGCAGCCATGTAATAATCCCAGTATTCAGACACAGTAATGTCTTCAAGTATCGGTTCAATGCTTAAAAAAGTCTTTGTTTGGCAATTTAGGTCTGAAAATGTTTTCGCTGCAAGTTCAAGCTGATCTTCGTTTGTTGCACTTGCACCATACCACATATTGTCAGCTACAATCAGCTTTCCATTATTCTGTAAATCAACGAATCTTTCCGGGTTCTTTGTCAGGAAAAGATAATTATGTTGCGGTGCTTTTGCACAGGCAGAAAAAACTTCCTCAATCCAAGAATCAGGAACCCAATGACCAAAAAGATCTGCCATAGAGCATACAAAAATATTCCTTCCGCCCTTTTTCTCGTATTCATTAAGCCTGTATCTATGTAGTGTGGGCTTAAATCCATATGGATACGCTTCAGCCTTCTCTGATTCATCGAAATAAATACGATCATTCAGTTCTATCAGCGCATCATCCGTCCATTTCTCTCCACCACCAGAAAATCTATTTGCAATGCTTCTTGCGTAGCAATATTTACAGCTGTGAAGACATCCGGTAACCGGATTCCATGAACTATCACACCAATCTATTTTTGTTTTTTCCATATTCCGTTCCTCCACTAAATCCTAATTTTCCAAACTACCGAATTTTCCTCGGCAGTTCAATTCTACGCAAACCGGAGCTGTCCGGTCTGCTCTGCCTACTGATTGATGTTTAAATTTCTAAACATGGCACACATAACATCCACTACAATGCTGTTCCCGAATTGCTTATACAGCTGTGTGTTACTGTTGACCGCTGCCATTTTGGAGATGTCCTCGTCGGATACTCCCATCAACCGTCCACACTCTCTAGGTGTAAATTTTCTTATACGGTATTTTGATTCGATCCTTACAATCTCTTGATTCTGTGCCGTAAGGGTTGGGCAGATGTTCCCTTTATCCTGCACTCTTCCTCTTCTTGTTGTGCTTTCAGGGTAACTTGCATCAAAGCAGCCGCCTATTTCACACTCGATCGAACCTTCTTTTGTGGCTTGCTTGATCAGAACAAGATTATCTTTCTGTACACTCGTTGGGCGATTACTGATTCCCTGCATATTTGGTTCAAGTCGCTGTTCCGTTGGACTTCCGGCTGTTCTGTCTGATGGGTTATCAGGATTTCTGCCACACATGGCAACTATCTGTTTATCAACAATCATCGGTTCCCTCATCCCCCCCTGCGCAGTCGTAAGAGATGGAGAAATATAGTTTTTATCCCATACATTTCCAGCAAAGCCGGTTCCTCTATCGTCTCCGTACAAATTTCCTAATCTTCTTTGTTTCATTAAAACAACTCCTAAATCGTGGTTTCCAGCCTTTACGCATCTTGCAATCGGATATAAACCTCTTTGAAAATCTGCTGTTACTCCGGTGTATATACTGCCTATTACTTCCATTCAATCACTCCATTCATAGATTGATTTCCAAAACCTTTATAATCCCTCGCCATAAGAGTTGTTGCAATATCAATCTGCTTTTTAATCTGCGTTGCTTGATTGATTAACAACAAGGTTTCCGTCTGACCGCAAGCTTGATATTCCGCAGTCATATCTTGCCTTGATACAGTTTGCAACTTCTCGTTTTTTCGGTTCTTTAATCGTTCCGTCAACGCAGGCCTGTTCTGTTCTGTTCTGTTCTGTTCTGTTCTGTTCTTAGCATTGTATTTTGCAAAGTACCATTGTCAATGAGTGTCCTTATCAGCTTTTGAGTTTTTTCATTGTCAATATAATATTTCTCATCTACACTATCCTCCAGGTAATCCTTGAGTCTTTTTTCAAGCGGTATTGGTTTTGGAAATTTATAGTTAAACTCTCCAAGAAACGAGAACATAAAGCATCTGTTCCTGTTTTGTGCAACGCCGTAGTTCTTCGCGTTCAGGTCCTGCCAGTAACTCACATATCCAAGACCTGTCAAAAAATCTATCCAGTTCTGGAAGTCCGTTTTATTAGCGTCCGCATGTACTTGTGGCACATTTTCCATGAATAGAATCTGCGGCAGTTCTCCTCCGTTTTCCTGTATCTCACAAAGAATTCTTTCCACCTCCCACAGCAGACCGGACCTGGTGCCGCTCCCCTTTTTCATTCCCGCCTGTTTTCCGGCAACTGACAAATCGGTGCATGGAAAGGAATACGTCATAAAATAGCAGTATTTTTCAGTATCACAGATATTCAGATCATCCGCATGTACCTGCGTAATATCCATCTGCGGGAAATCCGTGCCGTGAACCGCGTTGTAGCTTGCAATAGCGTATTTGTCAAACTCAACAACCCGGTAATGCTCAAATTTCGCACCTATATCCCGCAGCGCCATAGCCTGTGAACCATACCCGGCAAAAAGCTCAATCAACCGGATAGGTTTCGTGATCTGTACAGGCTTCCTGATTATGTCAAATATGTTCATCTGGTTCATGGCATCACCTCCGGGAAGTCCTCAAAATTCATTTGTCTTATGCAGGGTTCGCCGTTAAAAAATCTTCGATACTCATTTGACCAACTGGACATTTCATAACATCTCCCTTCACTGCTATTTCAAGGTTATTTACAGCCTGGTTATAATAACTTTCTTTTAATTCAACACCAATTCCCCTGCGTCCCATCTTTACGGCAGTGTATGGTACTGATCCAATCCCTGCAAATGGATCTAATACAATGTCATTGGGATTCGTCCACAACTCAATACATCTCTGAATTACTTCGAGCTGCAACGGGCAAATATGTCTTTCGTCTTTGTCTTCTCTCGCGGATTTTTTCTGCAGTGTATCACTCTGCCGGATATCCATCCACACTGGACTTGCATAATTCTGCCATACATCAACTGGGAACGTCTCATGTGTATGTGATACACGTTCTGGGTTTTCTCCCGGCTTACGCATTGTAACAATATAATCTGGAATTCCCTGGCGATTCATAGTGCTGTCTTTTCTGATTTGCTTATGTAACAACCCCAGTGCTTTTGTTCTCTGCATTTCAGTAACCGGATTTTTCCAAATTGTGACTTTACTATGATAAATAAATCCGCAATCTTCAAAAATTTTTCTAATAATTGCCGGGAAATCTTTCAAACCGATCACTCCATCCCGCTCTTTCATAAGTGGCAGATCCATGCAATGAAAACTTAATAATCTCCCCGGCATGGTCACACGGTACAGCTCTTTTGCAAGAAAGATAAAATGATTGTAAAATTCATCATCCCCTTTGCTGTTCCCCATGTCCCTATCACTGTTCGAGTAGGTGTACAGGCTGGCAAATGGCGGAGAAAAGATTGTGTAATGGATACTGTTGTCGGGTATCGCCCTTACAATTTCGCATGAATCCCCATTATAAATTGCATACTTATTTTCAATGACCTGTTCCAATACATTCATTTTGTAAATTCCTCCCATTCCGGTAATTTCATTTCCACATGCGGCTCATATGGTGTGCTGATCCTGCATGTGCTTTTCAGTTCCTTCTTTGTGATTTTCTTTGTAAGCTCTGTCATTTCGCGCTGCATTTTGAGGAAATCAGCCTGTTTTCTCTCAATGTTCTCTTTTACGCATCCTTCCTTGGCAGAAATGATAATATACACATTCACAGGTTTTTTCTGCCCAAACCGGTAACAGCGGCGCACAGCCTGATAAAACTGCTCATAGCTGTCTGATAATCCTGTAAAGATCATATTGTGGCAATTCTGCCAATTCATACCGAAACCTGCAATAGATGGTTTCGTGACAAGACATTTAATTTTACCTTCTGAAAATCCTATCATTGAATTGCTTTTATGCTCTGGTTTATCAGAGCCTTTGACCTCAACCGAATCATTGATTACTTCATGCAATTTTGCACTTTCATCATTCAGATCACACCATATAAGCCATTGTTCATCTGAGTTATTTGCAATTTCTGCAGCCTTTTCACACCTAAGTGTAAGGCTATCTTTTCTTGCCTGCCGCCGCTCCGTAAGTGTCAGCGTTTCTTTTATTGGTTCATTTCCGTCAACGATGATCTCTTGTATATTAAGCTGCGGCAAATCATATCCAGCCACCTTATATCCGATATTTACCGGATTGTCGATGAATACACTAAATGTTGCAAGCCACTGCCAGAACACATCTACTGCATGTCCTTTCAATCTCCACTTTGAAGTCTGACCGCCATCATGTACAAAAAACATAGATAGCATTTCTGCTCTGGTCATTACTCCACAAAATTCGCTGTGATTGCTAAGTTCCATATAATCATTCGGTGCCGGTGTCGCAGTACACGCCAGTTTATACGTTGTGTCGTGGAAATTCTGAATAATTGCAGTTCTGACTTTTCCAGAATACGATTTCAAGATACTGCTTTCGTCCAACACAACACCGATAAATTCATTTGCTACGAATCTATCCAGCTTCTCATAGTTCGTAATGTTGATCCCGTCAATGCATTCTGACTGTTCCTCTACCACTTTCGCATCATATCCAAACTTCTCGGCTTCGCGCCGCGTCTGCTCTGCTACTGCCAATGGTGCAAGAATCAGTATTTTTCCGCCGGTATGCTTATGTACCTGGTATGCCCACGATAACTGCATGGGTGTTTTTCCGAGTCCGCAATCGGCAAATATACAAGCCTTGCCTTTCTTGAGCGCCCACCGGACGATGTCTTTCTGAAACTCATACAGCATCGGATTCAACTCTGTTTTGTCAATATCGAAACCGCTGCTTTCTAAAACAAATCTCTTACTTGCTAAAAATTCTTTATATGTCATTTTTCCAAAAGGAACCCGATATATCGTTACCCCGGCCGGAGGTTCGGCTCCTTTCTTGAAATATTTAATTTTGTGCCAAATAACACATAATTCCACATTCTGGCATAATCTCTGTATTCATGTCTCCCCTGTTCGGATCCAACTCATCCAGATATACCGGACCGTTTTTGTCTTTCAGCATGGAATGCCCGACTTCTCTTTCTAACTTCGCCCGGCTTTCAAAGACTTCCGGGAAATCCTTTCGAATGTGGTTCCAATAACCCATACCGCCTTTTACACAGCCGACACAGTTATTGTTCGCATATCCCAGCTCGTACATCTTTGGCCGGGCAAAATCAAAAGTCCGTTCAAACAACCCATGTACCTCTTCTTTACTTAATCCTTTGTCCATGAGTGGAAATTCATGTGCTGCCTGTAAATTGGCTTCTACTGTTCTCTCTGCTCGGTTTCTCTCCTTA